TTTCGTTGATTGCAAATAGTATCTAAATTCAAATCAGTTGTAGGCATTAATAAATAATATACATATTATAAGCATATTATTTATAGAAATACATATAATTATAACTTTGAAGCATACCAAAGATTAGATAAATAAGAATAATTGCCTTTAGTAGTTTGGTCTGTTGTCAATATTGAAGCGCTGGTGTTTGGTCCACTTGATACAATAGAATTTATTTCAAAAATATTTAAAGCTCTTGAAAAGTATCTTAAGTCTGCTAATTTACCAGAAAATCCACCATTTTGACAAACAAATATATCATCATAATTTTGTTTTGGAACATATTGTAATACGATACGTTTAGAAATTATTCCATTTATATAAACATCAAAAGTAGTATTTTGTAATCTTAATATCACATTTACCCATTTTTTAATTGGAATATTACTAACATCAACTACTTCATTTACTTTATCCGATGAAACAGTGTTCATAATTATATGAAATGTATTATTCGCCGGCGTTAAATATAATCCAGGACCGTTATTAACAGAAGCAATATTGGTTCTCTCATTAAACAAATTATCACCCTTACTAAATATATGTTGATATTTTGTAGTGCTTGATCCTAAATCATTAAGATATAACCAGACAGACCAACTAAATTCCATTCCAGTTGATTGATTATTTGATTTTAATACTGGAACAGATTTTGAATCATTTGGATTTTGAGGAATTCTTACTGGGTAAGAACCATCCATTTTACCTTTTATTATGTATGGGTTATTTGATGGTAATGTAAAATAACCTATTAATGAAATTCCTAAACTTAATAAAAACATAAATACTATTACAACTAATATTAAAAAAGCGAATTTTGCGATAATAGAATTAGAGGATGAAAAAGAGTTTGTCGCACCTGATTGATTAGAGAATTGGTCTAATGAACTATTAACGTTATTTTTAATATTTGAAAAGAGCCCGCTTACGCTGTTTACAATATTATTAGCACCTTGTGAAACATTATTTGTAGCATTATTTATTGCGTTTGTATCCATTATAATAATAGTTATATATTATAGAAACATATAACTATTTATTTAAAATAATTTTATATTTGAAAATTGTATATTATCTTTTATAAAATTTAAATTTGCTCCATAAGAACCAACGCTAAATAAACCACCACTTATACCATTTCCTTTATTATAATTATTCCATGCGGTTTGCGGATCCATTGGCGTTATAGTCCTTGAAAAATTGGCTAAAATAGCGTCAAAACTACCTAAAACAATCGGCGAAGTACCTGAATCGCTTGGTTGTTTTGTATCGCCTGATAGTTTTTGTGATTTTACTAATTTACCATTTATATAGCTATCTATTATTCTACCATCTACACTAACAATAACATAAACCCATTTTTGTAATGGAAAATTATCCGTTATAATTACTGTTTCAACTCCACTTGTTTTAACAATATCACATTTTAAAGTAGGAGTGCTTGTGTCTAAATATAATTTAATATTATTAGCGCGAGTAAAAATCATTTTTTCTTTGCTATTATCCCAAGAATTTACATATAACCAAAGGCCATATGAATAATTTAAATTTGCGGGACTATCTATAGTTGCAATATTTGGTTGAGTAACATTTAGGTCAGCTGATTTTGTCATCGTTTTTATTGCACCAATGTAATTAACATACAAATAATAAACTAAAAATATAATGATTATTCCTAAAATAATAACAGTATAATCCATTATTATAATATATATTATAATAATAGTTTATTTTTCATATTTATAAATTATATATTCCATATTATTCCATATTATTCCATTGTCGGTGGATTTTTAAACATCAAAAAATTATAACTACTCGCGATTTGATTTTTATTAAGAGGTTCATTATAATACATAATATTACATATAGCACCATCTAATCCATTATTACTTCCCAACGTTATTGAACCTGTGTTTGTAAAATCCAATGGCTTTGATAAATCAAAAGTTTTTTCTAAATTACTATTGATAAAAATATCTATAATAGTTGAGTTACAATTGATTACAATGTTATTCCATTTTTGCCCTTTGTTATCAATAATGTGTTTAATATCACCAAAATAAAATACTAATTTGTCTTTTTCATTAATATTATCATTATTATTAATATATGTTATTCTTGGTTTGCTTTTATCCATATCTATAATATTTGTTTCTTTAGAATATGAATTAAAATTATTGGATTGTGGATTTATATAAACCCACATTGAAATCGCAAAATTTTGTCTATATATTGAAGGTTCAACTGTTGTTTTTTTAGGCAATTTTATAATCGTTTCGTTTGGTAATATATATTCTTTATCTAAAAATCTACTATCTTTCAATATAACAATTCCATTTTTTACAGTTATTTTATTTAATAATTTTGGTAAATACAAATAACCTAATAACAATAGTAATTCCAATATAAATAAAATGTAAACATTATTCGATGTTATTTTCAATTCATTTTTAATATATTGTAAAAAATCTATCAATAAACAAGGAATAAAAAATATAAGCCGAGCAAAAAATCCAGGCCAACCAGTCATACTTCTAAAATAATGTATAAACATCAAAAATATCATTGCTAAACCTACTATTATTATTAATGCTAACAATATGATAAATATGTATTGTGTAAATAATACTTGTTTTGGTGTTACTTTCATTGAAAAATAAATCATTGAATTAATAAAAACAAACAATGTTATAAAAACAATAATTAATGATTTTTCTTTTGATGATTTTACCATATCGCTAGTTTTATCTATTACATTAGTTATATTTGTTAAATGTGGTTTAAAATAATAAAATAATAGAACAATCGGTATTAATAAAATCAAAATATATAAGAATATTTCTAATGAGAATTTTATTTTATTTTGTGAATAATAAAAAAATAATATAGTTAATACAATTATTAATGTAAATGTTAGTAAATAAATTAAAAAATTATTTCTCAATGGTTTAAGATTATCATTTGGATTAATAATCCAATTTTTAAAATCCTTTATATTTTCATTAAATTTTTCAAACATATTTATATATTATATATAGAATAATATAATTATAAATTCTCAATAGTAGTTTTCTTTCCATGACAATCGCGACATAATGCTACTAAATTACTAACTTCATTAGAACCACCATATTCTAATCTTACTTTATGATCTACTTCATACCAAGCAGTTAATTGTTTACTACAATCGCCACATTTCCAATTTTGATTTGATGCTACAAATTTTTTCTTCGTTTCACTAACTGACCGTTTTGTAGGCTGTTTACCTGAACGTAATATTCTGTTTTCAGCAGCTTGTTGTCTCATTGGTATTACTGGATAATTATAACCAGATTCACCACCACCTCTCCATAATTGGTCATTTAATATATTTTGTTTTGTAGTGAAATCCAAAATAGGCGATAAAATACTGGATGCGTTTTTATCAACTGGTAAGTATTTTACATAATCATTGGATGCTGACAACATTTTTTGCGCTTGTAATGGATTTTTTTTCATTAACCAATAAATCATCAAAGCACCTATTGCGACACCAGCCATTTGATAATATTTTTTCCATGTTAATGCTTGTTTAAAATATTTGCCTTCTGTATAAATATTAGCCATTATTAATCCTGTTATTATTATTAATATTATTTCAAATCTCATCTAGTATATATTTATATTTTATTGATAGAATAAATTATTTTTCGTAAAAAACATAAATTAAAAACACACAAATCAAAATAATAGCAATATGAATATAATGCTTATTTAAGTTAATTTTATCAGATAAATAAATCGGTTTTGGTTTATATTCTTCTTTGTATTTTTCTAAACCCATTTGTAATGAAAATTCTTGATTACCTAAGAGATGATTAAATTTATTATGTATAAAATGAACCCATCTTATGAAAGAATCTTTATTATCTAAATAAGGTGTAACAGGGTATTTATCTAACATATTACTAAATTTATTCCCCATTTCTGCTATAGGAATAAAAAGTGGCATATTCTGTATTAAATCATAATATTTTCGTTTTGTTATTTCATTTGGATGGTCTGGATAAGAATGTGCTACTGTATGTAAAAAGAACCAATAATGTGGCCCCCAAACAGATGGGTCAAATAGCATTCTTTTATAATTATATAAAGACTATGGATTATAATAATGTAATATAATCGTATTTCAAAAAATGAATGATAATTATTGTAATAATTGTGGTAAACAAGGACATTTATATCATCAATGTAAAATGCCCATTACAAGTATTGGTATAATTATGTTTCGTTACAACAAACAAAAAATGATTGAATATTTAATGATACGGCGCAAAGATACTTTAGGATTTATTGATTTTATGCGTGGTAAATATTCATTATACAATAAAGATTATTTAATTAATATGTTTAAACAGATGACAACTTTTGAAAAAGAGAAAATCAAAAATATGGAGTTTGATGAATTATGGAAAGATATATGGAAAACCGAGAACATTTCTAATCAATACAAAGTAGAAGAAGTTATATCAAAAGAAAAATTCAATTCATTGAAAAATGGCATATCAAACAAACATATATTTTATAATATTGAAACGATTATAGAAGAAACATATGATGAAAATTGGGAAGAACCAGAATGGGGTTTTCCAAAAGGTCGTAGAAATTTTATGGAAAAAGATTATGATTGTGCTATACGCGAGTTTATTGAAGAAACTGGGTTTAATATTGCAAAATTAAAAAATATACAAAATATTTTACCATTTGAAGAAATATTTACTGGTTCAAATTATAAATCATACAAGCACAAGTATTTTGTTTCTTTTATTAATTATGATGAAACAATGCCAATGGATAAATTTGAGATAACGGAAGTTAGTAAAATGGAATGGAATAATTACGAACAATGTTTAAACAAAATACGACCTTATAATTTAGAAAAAAAAAGATTAATTACTAATGTTCATAATACATTATCCAATTATAAGTTAGTGATTTATTAAGAAATTATTTTATAATAGTTCAAAAATAAAAATATATATCTATATTTTAAATAGGTATATATTTAATTATGTCTGAAAAAAGAAAAAAGTGTGAAGTTGGAAAAAGATGGAATCCGAGAACTAAAAAGTGTGAACCAAAAAAAGATAAAAATGAAAAGCATAATACTACTAGACGTAAACCGAGATTAAATATTATTGAACAAATCACTGATATACAACCTTTAAATATTAACGTTAATGAACCTGACCCATTATTAAATACCATTACACAACCGATTAAACAATTTTTGAATATAGTAGAAGATACAACCAAACCGAATAATTCTATAATTAGGCCTACAAATAAAACTACTTTAATAAATAATAAATTAATTTATAATATTAATGATGAATTTGTTGAAAATACTGGTAATGTAGTATCTCTGAATAAATTGAAACCCTATTGGCTGGATATTTGGGGGAAAGATATAATAATAGATGATGATTTGATTAATTTATCTGGTCCCAAATTACGTTCTATATGGGGGCCATTAGTCGGTAAACCATCCAATATAAACGGAAGTAATCCATTTGTTAATATTAAATTGTTACAAATTGAGATTACGCGATTACGACATTTACAAAGTAATTCAATGCCTTCAATG